TGCAGCCGCTGAAGCTGTTGAGGACACTGCTGAAGTAGCAACAGATGTCGTAGAAGCAGTAGGCGAAACAGTTACCGATGCTAAAGTAGCACTAAGTGATACAGTAGAGTCTGTAACTGCGGGAGTTTCTGAAGGTGTTGAAGCCGTAAGTACTTCAATCTCTGAAGGCGTTGAAGCTGCTAAAGAAAAAGGAGCTGATCTAGGTGCTACAGTTTCTGAAGGCGCATCGGCAGCAAGCAGTTACTTTGGTGACACAGTTGATGACGCTGTTGACGCTGTTAAAGCAGGAGCAAGCAGTACTCTAGACAAGCTGAAAGACATGTTGAGTATTGATGTTATGGGTGACATGACTATGGATCAAGTCAGAGAAGCTAATGCGCCTCAAAAGGTTCCAGAAGCTACACTGCCTGAGTTACGTGATTTAGACTTTAGTGCTAGTGGTCGTACAGCAGAGAACATGACGGGTGCTACAGCGGAGCCAAGAGAAACATCTTTAATGGGTGACATGACAACAGAGCAAGTAAGAGAAGCAAATGCTCCCGAAGCTCCTGACCTTACAATGCTTGAGCCTACTGAAGAAGATATAGAAAGTGTTTCAGATTCTAATATTCCAAATATAAATGATTTGTTTAATGTTCCAACTGTATTAAGAGCTTACGCTGGAGGAATGCTTTCAAGTGGTGTTTGGACTGAAGACATTCTACCAACAAAAGAACTAGAAAGACTGCAAGAAATTTCAGTGTCAAACATTAAACGAGGAAAAACTGGGATTAGCTATAGCGATTATGATAGTGTCGGTGGTAAAAAGGTTGGGTATAAAATGAAAACTCCTGATCTTAAAGACCCTAGTATTAATTTAAAGTTTACAATTGGAACAGGAAACCTTGTTCGAGACGGAGATCAGGTTGTAGCTGCTGACGAGTATGACTTTGGAAAGAAAGGAGGTATTGGCGACAAGGGTATCGTAGCTAAAATGGGTTACTTAGCAGAAAGTGCTTCTGAGTATATGGATGGTAACATTGCAACTTATGGTTTAGCACATAAAATTGCTGAAGCTGTCGGCCCAAATCCCGGCGAAGGCCCGTCTATTCGAGTTAAGCTAGGTACAGCTTCTGAACTTGGGTTGTCTGAAAAAGAATTCAACAGTCTACCTACTTTAGAAAACTATACTACTACAAACAAAGATCGGATTAAACAACGACCAGTCCGTAACTTTTTAAAATCTATAGGAGTGCCAGTAGATGTTTAAATATTTTAAACTAGAAGATTTTGATTGCCAAGAAACTGGCGACAACGAGATGGACGCGGAGTTCATTCATAAGCTTGATCAACTCAGAGAGGCTTGCGGGTTCCCGTTCATCATAACTAGTGGCTTTAGAAGTAAAGACCACTCAATTGAGAAACGTAAGGAGAAAGCAGGAACCCATGCCCAAGGAATCGCAGCGGATATTAAAGTTAGTAACGGAAATCAAAGATACAAGATCGTGGAACAGGCTATTCAAATGGGATTTACTGGCGTTGGAATCGCTCGTACTTTCATCCATGTGGATAGCAGGATTGTCGGAGCTGACAAAGCTCCTGTAATGTGGTGTTATTGAGGAACCAATATGACTATTTTAACTTCGTTGATTGGGCCTGTAACAGGGCTACTAGATAAGTTTATAGAAGACAAAGATCAGAAGAATGCTATCGCATTTGAACTAAGTACGATGGCAGAGAAACACGCACAAGAGTTGGCTAAAGGCCAGCTTGAAGTCAACAAGGCTGAAGCGGCACACAAGAGTTTGTTTGTGGCCGGTTGGAGACCTGCGATTGGCTGGATATGTGGGTTTGCTCTTTTGTATTCTACGATCATTAGTCCTATTCTAGGTATATGGTTCACTGTGCCTGCTGTAGACAGTGCGTTACTTACGAGTGTTTTGATGGGCATGTTGGGACTTGGTGCTATGCGTACCGCAGAAAAAGTCAAAGGCGTACAGAGGGAGAGATAATGTTAGCTGAAATTGCAGCAGCTAATGCGGCATTTCAAGTCATTAAAGGAGCATTATCAAACGGCAAGGAGCTGTATGACGTAGCAGAACAAGCTACTACATACTTTGACAGTAAATCCGCAATAGCTAAGAAGGCAAACCGCACTGGAGGGTCTAACGAACTCCAGTGTTTTATGCAACTAGAAAAAATTAAAGAGCAGGAAGAGTGGCTCAAAGAACAGATGATCTATGCTGGCCGTGCAAACTTACATGCAGACTGGTTAAAGTTTCAATCTGATTGTAAACAGAAAAGAGATAAAGCAGAACGCCTACGTAAACACAGAAGAGCAACCAACTTAGCGTTGCTCTGGTCAGCGTTGTTGTGGGGGACAGGAGGTCTAGTGGTTTTACCGTTAGCTCTATATTTACTTTTTAAAGCTTTTGGAGTTATTTAAATGGCAGCAGCTAAAAAGAAATCAACAGTAAACGCAGCAGGAAACTACACTAAACCCGCACTGCGTAAACGTCTGTTTAACAGTATCAAGGCGGGCACTAAGGGTGGTAAAGCAGGACAGTGGTCAGCTAGGAAGGCTCAGATGCTGGCTAAAGAATACAAAGCTAAAGGAGGAGGGTACAAATGAAAGGCGTAAACCATTACAAGAAAGACGGAACACTGCACACAGGAGGCACTCATAAGATGCCTGATGGTTCGTTGCATTCTGGAAAGACTCACGGCAAAACAAGTGTAAAACTATTTCATTTGAAAGAGCTGTCTGACACCGCTAAGAAAAAAGCAAGGAAGAAAAAATAATGGCACTTGCAAAATCACAGAAGTCTTTAAAGAAATGGACTAAGCAAGAGTGGGGCACTAAGTCAGGTAAGCCTAGTGCTAAAACTGGTGAGCGTTACTTGCCTAAGAAGGCTATCAAGGCTTTAACACCTGCACAGTATGCGGCAACCACCGCCAAGAAAAAGAAAGATACAAAAGCAGGCAAGCAACACAGCGCACAGCCCAAGAAGATTGCAAAGAAAACTAAAACTTACAGGAGCTAGAAATGAAAACAATTTTTAAAAATACAGATAGAGTTAAAAAAGCAGGAATTCCACAGGGCAAGCCAGCCGAATATAAAAACTCTAAGACTATAATTACAGGTGAGCCTGTCAAAAGAGGAAGCTATAAGCCTGTAAAACCAGCACCCTCACCACTGCCACCGATGACATCAAAACCTCGGCGCGACTCTAGCTTAGCTGCAAAAGCAAAAGACATACAAAGAAAAGCAGCTGACAAGGTTACGCAGGCTGCCCATAGCGTTTCAAAAGGCACTCGCCCAACCATAGAAAAGTTTAAAGGTGTTTTTCAGCTAGACAAAAAAATGAATAGAGGCGGGAAGGTTACAAAATGAAAAAGGACAGCAAGCTAACCAACGCAGGAGTAAGCGGCTATAACAAACCGAAGCGCACACCAAGCCACGATACGAAAAGCCATGTGGTTGTGGCGAAAGTCGGAGACAAGACTAAGACAATCCGCTTTGGAGAACAAGGAGCTAGTACCGCAGGCAAACCCAGAGCCGGTGAGTCAGAAGCAATGAAGAAGAAACGCGCAAGCTTTAAAGCCCGTCACGGTAAGAACATAGCTAAAGGTAAAATGTCTGCGGCTTACTGGGCAGATAAAGTTAAGTGGTAAAGCAGCTTGTATTTGCGTTGATTGTTTCTGTTAACGGGGAGGTTGACGCGAAAGCTAAAAGCTATTGGGAAGACTTAGACAGGTGCAGATGGTTTGCAGAAGAGCTTACCATCCAAGGTACTCGTAGAAAGTACCATACACCTGTCCTTGCCTATTGTGTTCCTGAGTACGTTAACCCAGAGACAACACTCATACATACTTAATACATTTTACACCTGATGATTCATTGCACTCAGCTCACGTTCTAGAAAATCATGCAGTTCTTCTAGTTTTGGTTTCGTAAGATGTACAATGTTTCTTATAATTTCCAATTCCTCTCCTTTAAAAGCAAGATGCAAATCCTTCTCGGTGATGCCGGACATTTCTGTCACGACATGACCTTTCTGATTCACAAGGATACTGAAACCCAAGATGTTGGCCTCGCGCTTAGACGATTTCACAAGCGCCACCAGTACATGCTAACTCTTGAGAGCCTGTAGTGTTATCTTCTTTCTCGTGGTTACCTAAGTCAGCCCAGTCAACACCCTTTGGCATAGCAGCTAGAAGTTCTTTGTACTGCTCAGCCGTGATGTCTTCGTATGGAGCCTGTTGATATACGTGGTCACTGACAGGAAGTAAGCTGATACCAGAGCAGATGTCAAAGTTATCCCAGATCCACTGTGCTACTTGCAGGAACTCATCGTCTGTATAGTAAACAGTGATACTTGGCTTATGCTCACACCAGTGGTTCTGGAAAGTCTTCCAAAGTTCTAGCTGCTGCATAGCACCTACATCTTTAACAGTCACAGAAGTCTTTGGAGCCTTCACAGGGAAGCTAAAGACTGAAGAGCTTGGAGACATAACATCCTGTTCTACTGGGAATCCTTTTTCTTCCATGAAGACTGCAAGTGGATCTTTTTTGTCTGAACGTACACGGCGAATGTAATACTCAGAGAAACGAGGATGGATACCACTAGCAGAATCAACAAGCTGGGATACAGTACCGCTCGGCTTAACAGCCGTAATAGCAGCAGACTGGTTAATGCCAAGCTTCTCAGCCCACTTCTTATTAGTAGCCACAGCAACATCTCTAATTCCCTCTAGCCACGCAGCTAACATTGGTGAGCCGTCAGAGCGGCTGGTTACTTTATGATCCATAATGCCTGTCATGCTCACGCCAAGCAATGCTTCTTCTTCGGTGTTCTTCTTCCAACAGTTACGCAGGTAACGGAAGTCTGTCAGCGTAGCTTGTAGTGTTCCGATGATAGCTGCAATCTCTGACTTAGCCTTTAGTGTCTCTAGTGTATCGTCTGCACGTACAACAATCTCACTGAGGTTGCAAAACTGGTTACTGCGTAAAATTATCTCACTGCAAGGATTAGTTCCGAACTCATACGTCTCATCTCTGCGGCCATTGCGTCCTGCAATCTTCTGTGCTGCTACGCGGCTAAAGATACCACGCTCACCCGCCTTGCTCTCGTACATCGTCTGCATCTCTGACAGGAATGCTTGGAAGTCAGGCTTCTCAGTGTACGCTACGCTGTTGTTAGCTAACGCTCTGTGTCCTTCATTGACCCACCACTGACCTGACTTAGCTTTAGCCATGCGTTGATCCGAAAGGTTTGACAGGCTGATCAATGCTGAACGTCTAACACCACCAACAACTACAATGTCTGCAATCTTACATACGATATCGTGACACTCAATGGATGTTAGCTTACGACCCTGTGCCTTCTGGAACACTTCAATACAGAAGTTAAACAAATCAATCAAAGGCTCTGGGCCTGAAGCACGACCACCAAAAGTCTTTAGTCTCTCACCTGCACCACGAACTCTGCTGACATCCCACTGCGGTATTTTACCAGCATAGAGCATAGCAATAAGCTCACGGAACGCAGAGGCCCAACCAATCTTACTGTCTGACACAACGATCACGCTGTCAGTCTTGTGAAAGCTCTCAGCAACTTCTGGAAGCTTGTTTATGTAGTTACGCTCTACGCTGAAGCCTACACCTGTGCCACACATAAGCACGTACATAAGCTCGTCAAAGCTGCGTGGTGAATCAATGTGCAGATAGCTACAGTTAAACCCTGCTACGTTATCCTTGTCTAGTGCTACACCTGCTGTCATCATACAACGCATGCTAGGCATGACTTCTAGGTTATGTATTGCATTAAATAACTTTAACGCTGTCTTCTCGTCTATCTGTCCACGATCTTTCCAGAAGTCCACATAACGGTTGACTGTTTCGTGCCATGTTTCTCTGCGCTTCTCTTCTGGAATCCATCGTGCGTAGCGGCTCTTGTGTATAAACTGTTGATACTGATCCATTGTTATTCCTCAAAATTATTATAGTAAGTATGTGCCTATTACGTAACCGATGGGCCAGCCGATTATAAATCCTATTACTGCCCACTTGATATATAAGTATACATCACTCATGGCATTAAGTCCCGTCTGAATTCTTGATGTTGTAATTTAAAATCTAGTTCATCTTGCATTACTTTGTATAGGGATGGACGCATGGTTGACTTCTGAGTGTCAAGGCAGGCCTGTAAATGCCCTGTTGTCATATCAGCAATTGTAACATACTTTAAAGGCTGATCACTCTGCTTACCAAAAGTGCCCCATTTGGATACTGCTCTTACCATTGTAGGGCTATCACTCATGGTCAAACACCAGTTCCTTTATCAGTTCAGCTAAGTACCATTGAGCTTTCTGAAGATCCTGTACGGGCTTGCCTTTGTAGTTATAGCGCCACAGGTACTTCATGCAGTTGCCCTTGAGGTAGCCAGCGAAAGCTTCAGCAGACATAGATGCTTGTATACCTTCAATACATTCTATTGACCCATTGTTGTAATGGTTAGGGTTGTTTACTACGTCTTCTTTTTCTTCTTCTTCATCGTCCCACAGAGATTTTAATAAGTCTTGCTGTCGTTGCTCTTCGTGAGCAAGTGCAATGTACTTATCAAGCGGCGGGTGTGCTTCTCGTATGCGATCCCAATCAAAAGGTGTTGCGTCATTAATACTCATCATAGTTCTCTCTGGTTGGTATATTACGTTTGCGCTTAAAAGGCTCTGCACTGTGTCGGTCTGTAACTTGTTCGGGCTTACCCAGAACCTTTTTCTTTTTGCGCAAGTATCTGTCTCGTCTTTCATCTTTACCATGCTCTATCTCAGTCATCGAAAGTTTCTCGCTTGTCTGTGTTGATCCAACTGTCTGGTATGCTATCTTCGCTGAACCACCTAAACCCTTTGGAGCTTGCCCACTCTCCGTGAGATCTCTTCGTCCCGTCCTTACGTCTTGTAGCTTGAGGCATCGGGGCGCTAGGGTTAGCAAACAAAAACACTAACTCAATATCATCTGGGAGAACCTTGCTTATCCAGACATACTTGCTGTATTCCGCAAAGTCCCAGAACCTTCCCTTGGCTTCAAGCAGTATCTTCTTCCCGTCAATCTCTCTTACAAAGTCTGGTTCGTACTTGTGGTCAACTGTGTAAGGAACCTTATCAACGTGAAAGCTCCACGCTTCTAAGATGCCTGAGTGTAGTTCATATTCCCAGTTAGAGTCATAGCCTTTCACTACATCTTTTTCTACTGGGCGTTTGTACCGTGCTTTACGGTAACCCTTCTTAACTTTTTTCAATGTGCTGTCGCCTCCCTTCGTTCTAGTTCTGCATCTAATACAACAAGTATGTCGCTAAGTATCCAAGAATCTATTTCAGTAATAGAGTTAATAGGGTCGGCGTTTAACCACCGCCCTACTTGAATTATTAATTCCTCTATTGGGATGGTGCCAACGACCGCTGATTGACTTTCCATGTGATCATCTCCAAGTTAACATCTTCGATTTCAATGGCTGGGAAGATTTTTATAAGCTGTTTTATTTTACGCTTGAGCCACTTCGGATGATAGGCGTTTAAGTACATCGTTCGCTGAGCCATGAAGTGTGTCTGTACAGGCAACATAGACTTGTAGTTGCCCATGTTTACTTTCTCTGCTTCTTCTTCGGTTAGTAGACCCTTGAGCCACTGAATAAGCAAGCTCTCTGCCTGTCGCTCTATGCGTTTACTGCGTCTTCTGTTCATAAGAATTCTTCCACTTTAGGTTCAGCTACTACTTCAGTTAAGTGCGTGTAGCCATTTGAATATTTAAATGTCCTCAAGCCCTGCCCATCGTTAGAGTCTTTGAAGCACTCGTGCTTATACTTACACCAGTTACAACCCTTGGCTAGTTTCATGTTGCCTTTCTTGCCATCTGGTACTGGATCATAACAAATAGCAGGAGGGACATCAAGCTCTAACGCAGGCAGTAGTTGACTAATAGAAGATTTAATGTTGGGCTTATCCAGATCATCAGGTATAAACATACAAAGCTCACCGCTCTCTTTGTTCAACACCAAGAACCCGCCACCCTCTGTACCTTCTGCTTCTTCATAGCCTGCAAGCTGACCCATGTAACCGAACGGATCGTCCTGCGCTAAGCGCCCTTCTTTAAACTTGTTGAATGCAAAGCGTGATGCAGTCTTAACATCTACCACCTCACCATTTATCTTGCAGTCCATGTGACCTACGATGCCATCAACTGTAACTTCTTTCTGCTCGTCTGTTACTTCATAGTCCACCATGCGTACCAACATTAGTACAATCTCTTCAAGCAAGTGGCCGTACAAGAACTTAATCTGTGTCGGGCCGTCAATACCACCACGGCCTTTTGGATCACGCTTCTCGTACCACAACTGACGAGCAGGTTTACCTACGTTAGACATCCGAACAGTGAAAGCGGAGTCTCGTTTCCGTGGTGTTGCCCACGACATCAGGGCTTCTTTCATTCCTGATATAGTCCGATCAATGTTCTCTTCAGTGAGCGGTAAAGGTTTGCCATCGTCTGATAGCTTCTCAAGCTCGTTGTAAATGTCAGGTACTAAATCATGTAAGCTCATCGCTATACGCCTTCTATTGTTTTAATTGCATTCTTTATAACGCTCAGGTCTGTGTTAAACCATTCGCCTTTATGCTCTACATTTTTCAATAGCTTATGTGCAACACCTTCAGCTTTTCTTCTGTCTTCAAAGTGTTTGCAATACTCTACTTCATAATCTCTGAAAGGTGAGGAGGTCTGGTACTGAGAGCATCTATCATATGCATCAACAGCCATTCCAACTTTGAACCAGCCTTCCCACGAGGGGTTCGAGATAACATACACATAGCCCGCGATAGATTTTTCGTAGCCTTCAAGCGCAGAGAATGCAGCAGCTCCAAAGCTAGAGTAACGTCCCGCCTTATACAACGGGTGGGACTTAGAAACATACCTGCCGTTAACAAACATTCTAAGCGGGTTGCTCTTCGGGTTAATAGTTGTACGGTTAGGGTGGTTGCAAGTACGACAGATGTAAAGGGACTTTCTTTTAAAAGAAGGGTTCCAGTTACTGTCTTCAAGAAAGTCACCACACTTATTGCAATCTGTTTTAATGAGTTTCACTCCAGTTGTTTCCAACATTATAGTCTCCGTCTAGTGGACAATTAAGATTAAGTTCTAAGCCAGCCTGCACAATAGCTGCAACACCTAGCTTACCTACTGCGTCTGCATGATCTTCTCTGCATTCTATCTGCCATTCATCGTGGACGTTGGCTACGAACTTAGCGTCTAATCCATTCTGAACTATCAACTTCTCTAAAATAATTAAAGCCTTCTTCATTACGATAGCTCCTGCACCCTGCAACAAAGTATTTAGGGCGGCATGTTCTGAGCGAACAGTCAAGCGTCTACCGTCTAGTGCTTTAACAACTCCGCTTTTAGCTTCTCTTTGTACTCGTCCCGTAAGAGTCTTGAATGATGGGAGATTATCAAAGAAGCGTTGTCTAAGTCCTTTACCAGCAGCTCTACCTCTTCCAGCCACTGATCCAAGCTTAGCATCTCCCGCCCCGTACAAGAGGGCATAGATGAAAGTTTTTGCCTGATTTCTAGATTCAAGTCCTGCAAGTTCTTGATTAGTGGTGTGTATGTCTCCGTTAAGGATTTCATTTGTGTAGCCCTCGTCATTTAAATAGTGTGCAAGCATACGTAGTTCTAAGCCAGAAGCATCTATACCCACCAGCTTGTAGCCTTCAGGCACAGTCCAACAAGAGCGGCACTCAGTACCATAGGGTGAGCTACTGCTTGGAATCTGGGCCATGTTGGGATGTGAGTGCGTCATGCGCGAAGTCACAGCACCATTAGGATTAACGTACCCATGTACTCTGCCTGTCTCTTCGTTAAGCTCCTTGATCCAGCTCTTAGTCTGAGCTAAACGCTTCTGTAACATTAGGTACTTGGCAATCATTGCGGCCTGTGGAATGTTCTTAACCCTGTTTAGCGTGGACTCATCTACAATCGGCTGACCTGTAGGTGTATGCTTAGTGGGGTTCCAGCCGAAACGAATCAGGTACTCGCCGATCTGCTTGCGTGAGCCTAAGTTAAACTCTGTCTCAGTGTGTCGTGCAATAGGCTTCGTGTCCATGTCCAGAGTAAGACGCTCGTACTCGTCATCAGACAGGCGTGTGCCCTTACCGTGCTGATCTGTAGCTGTCTTAGCTAATGCGCCAGTAGCTGTGAACTTGGGTGAGAGTATCTGCGTTGTCACAACCGGACGGAACTCTTCGTGAACCTCTACTGTAATGTCATGCAGCTTGGTTTCAAACATAGCCATCAACCCCATGACCTTCTCAACGTCCAGTACAAAGCCGTTGTCACGTTGGACATCTATGATCCGTGCCACTGCGTGTTCTATTTGCACACACTGAGGAGTAAAGCCACGGCTCTCAAGCTTCAAAGCTTCATAGACTTTAGTATTAAGAAGCACATCGTTCTTGCAGTACTCTAACATCTCAGGTGTGTATACATCCCACGCATCTTCTTGTTGTCCGAAGTCGCCTTTCTTGAAGCCCAACCTGTAGCCCCAGCCCTCAAGACCGTGGTTGCCTTCGCGGGTTGGCTTGAAGAGGCGTGACAGTACGAGTGTATCAACGATCTTCTTGTCAAACAGATCAACGCCTGAAATCTTTTTGATGGCAGGAATGTCATAGCCTATCAGGTTGTGTCCAATTAGTTTAGTTGCAGAGGAGAGCATGTCGTAGCCCTCTTGCAGTTGGGTGTTGTCGAATGTAAAAACGTCCATCGTGTCCACATCTTGAGCCACAATACAATGGATCTTCGTGGGGTCTAAGCCGTCTGCTTCTATATCAAATACTAAGTTACTCATGGGGTTCACCTAAGCTGTGACTGTATTTTTCTTTTAATCTGTTTTCTTTTTCTGTATTCTTCCATGTATTAGAGGGGCTGCGAGGATCTTTAAGCATCTCTAAATAGTACTCATCTAAAACGTCATACTGTATTGCCACTCTCAGCCCTGCCATAGTGAAGTGCGCCCAGTCCAATACACCCACTGGTCTAAAGCGTGTTCTATTTTTAGCTATCAAGAAACTATTGAAAACTGTTCCCTGCTTTGAATACGCACAAGAATAAACCAGATCAGGCTTCAACTGTCTCAGTTGTTTAAGTGCTTCTTGAAATGCGTAAGTTCCATATGGTGCCTTGCTCATATTATATCTCCATCAAACTGTGACTCATCATAGCTATCAAGTTCTCTCAAGCGCCCTGTCTTACCGTCATACAATAGACTACAAGCTACGCCAACATCACCAGTGTACCTAGACTTCAACACCCTAACCTTAGTGGTCGATGCTTCTATCTCATCTTCTGATTGTTGGTTACGCTCAAGTGCAATCACGCAGTCAGACAACTGAGCGATACTCTGCGAGCCTCTAAGGTGTGATAGCCCTGTCTCGATACCGTTCTCGTGTCCACGGTTGCCCTCTACTCTACGGAGGTGAGACACTAGGATCATACCGCACCCTGTCTCTTCTACCATAGTCCTTAGCCGATGCATGATGCCGTCAATAGCTTTACGCTCATCGTTCTCAAGCGTAGAGAGTACAAGCATGTGCAAGTGATCTACTACAATCCATTTACAATCTAGACCGATGATCATGTAGCGTAGCTTGCTGAAGATATCATCTAGGTTGTTGACACCGTGGTGTGCATGAATCCATACACGCCCCTCGTTCTCACCCATGAATACTTTCTTGAAGCATTGGTCTAGCTGATCGTCTGTGAATGTAGACTTAACACTGTCGAGGTGAAGCTTAGCGTTAGCCTCCACTGCCATGATACCTTCAGCAGTTCGTGACCAGTTCTCCTCAAGAGCTACAACACCCACGTTATCTTGTGTGTTCTCGATCAACCAGTGTTCGATCTCACGAGTAATAGATGACTTGCCTAGACCTGTACCACCAGTAAGAGTAACTAACTCACCAGCTCTCATGCCTTCTAGCTTTTTGTTTAAGCCCTGCCAAGGGTAAGGGATAGCTGTTTTCTTTTCTGTCCGTAGCTTCTGGTATGCACCAAGCTGGTCAGATAGATTCAATACACCGGATGGTGTGTAGACTTTAGCGTCCCAGAAAGCACTGACATATGCAGCGTGTCTACCTTGGCGCAACATATCGTTGGCATCTTTGTAGTCCAC